ACCGGCTGACAGGACTGAGAATGCTCGCGCCTCCGACCGGAAAGCTGCTGGAAGCCGCGGAACCATACGGCGTAGACATCATGATGCGGGCTAGCGAAACGTTCAAAGGCGGAGTGCTATGCGAGTTCGACTGCGCCGTCTGCGCCCGCTTGCTCGCCATCGTGGACACTTATCGCAAACGCTACCGCGTGTTCGACGATTGGACGTGCGTCTGCAAAACCAAGGACATCGACGAGGCGTGCAAGGCGCTTCAGGAAATATTGGAAAGGAGGAAAACATGCGAGACACATATCTGGGCGTCGCATACGGCATCATCGTCATCACGTTGACCGCCATGCTCGCATGGGCATGGTACGCCGACTACGCAAAAACGCCCGTGCACTACACGACGATACAGACCGTCGACGAAGGCGGCTACGAGCACGACTGCCTCGTCGCAACCTACAAGAAGGACATGGCACTTGACTGCATCCATTCAAACGATTGAAAACCAAGCACGCTCCATGCAAGGCTCCCTCGGACACCTTCTGCAAGGAATCCCAGCGGATTCCGAAGACCCGAAGACTCTCAAGGCGCGGATAGACCTGCGCAGGGCGTATAATGCTGCTACGGACATCGTGGAAATCGCGATGAGGCTCAGACTGGAAAGGCTGATATGAATTTTCGTACACGATACAACCACATCCGACTAGTGGAAGGAACAGACCCGAATGCGACCGGTGCCGGAATGGGAGGCTCTGAAGGTTCGAATGGAAGCGGAGCGCAGGAGCCGACAATCACCCAAGCCCAGCTTGACGCCATCATCAGCCGAAAGCTCGCCAAGGAACGCGAAAAGCTCGAAGCGGCCCAGAAGGCAGCCGAAGACGCCCGAAAGCTAGCCGAAGAGAACGAGAAGAAGCTGAAGGAAGCTCAGGAGAAAGGCATCACCCTCGGACTGCTTCAGGCGAAACGCAACCGCATCGCCGAACAGTACGGGCTGAGCGCCGACCTGCTGCCCGCCGAGGAAGACAAGCTCGACGCCTTCGAAAAGCAGCTCGCCACGAGCATCAACAGCCGCACGCGCGTCACCCCCGTGACCGTGGAGCCGACGAACGCCGCACCCGACTGGCTGGGAGCCGCCCATGCGTGACGTTCGAATCCTCAGCATGGTGATGCGCGACGAAAACGTTCCGGCAACCCTCTCGATCATCGACGACGACGTGGTGGTAAACTCACCCGTGGAATTGGATGAAAACGCGAAAGACAAGCTGGTAAAGCGTTTTGCCGAGCATCTGTTGCAGCTAGGACTCGCAATGCACGACTGGAAGGAAAAGAATTGACCGACGAACTGAAGCCGCTCGCCACCGTCGAAGACACCGAAGCATACCTACGCCACACGGTGCCCGTAGACCTCGTGGACTATGAGGAACGCAAACGCGGAGCCGCATCCAACGTGCTCCGCATGATGTACCGCAACCAAGGCGACGACTTGGACAAGAAGGTCGCGGAAGACCCGCTCACCCGCCAAATGGTCGCAGACATCATAGGCGTCAGCGTCGCACAGGACGTAAGCCGCAAGGAATCCATGTCCGAAAGCGACACCGACCTGAGCGCGTTCAAAACGTTCACGCAGACGGCGGGCGGCTACAGTTTCACCGGCGAATGGCGAGGCAACACGGACGACGTGTTCTTCACCAGCAACCAGCTCAAACAATTGGGCGTCGGACGCGCAACCATAGCGAGGTTCCAACTCTGATGCACTACGGACTCAAAACGCACGAAATCACCGTCACCACCGGCGACGGCAAACACACGGTCACAGGCCTCGTGACCGCCAACACGACCGGCGAAGACACAGGCACCTACGACAACATGACCGAAGCGGTCTCGCTCACCGTCCACGTCACCACGCCGGACACGCCACCGGAAATCGTCGGCGGCGAACTCGAATACTACGGAATGCCATACCACGTCACCTCCATCAAACCACCCATCGACTCCGGAAACAGGGTCATGTTCAACCCTTTCAAATGGAGCTTCAACGCGAAGCAGGTGCAATACTGATGGCACGGCTCAGAGGCGCGAAAATCATGGTCGCCGCACCGAACGCGGCAACCAATCTTGTACTGCAATCGCCGGGATTCCAACAGGAGTCCCGGCGCGTCGCATCACAAATGATGCCACAACTCCAAATGGACGCCTACAGGGACAGGAAAAAACCCTCCATGACCACATACCGCACGCTCAGCAGCTTCAAAGGCACGCGCCGCGCGGGAACGGAAATCAAATATTATAGGACGCCGCATTCCGGCGACACGCTGAAAGGATTCGGACTGTGAGCAAAGACATGGAAATCATCACGGACATCATCGGCGGACTCGCACAAAGGCTCAACATGCGCGTCTACGACAAGTATCCGCAAGTCAAAAACGCCGAACAGTATCCGCTCATCATCGTCACCAGACAAAACGCCTCCGACACCACCCCATACATCAGACACTTGGACATCTCCATCACCGTCGTGACACGGGAAAAGGCCGGAGAAGAAACCGACACGCTCAGCGCCGAAATCGGAGACGCCATCACCGACTGGTACAACAAAAGCCTATGGGACATCATGGGAGCGCCCCTGCTCAACACCACCAACGTCCAACCCACCAAGGACGGACGCTTGGCAACCATCTACGACTACCAGCTGGAGTATCTGACTTGAAAAGCACGCAGGAGTCGGTCGAAGACCTCATGGAAATACTTTCACCGGCAGCCAAAGACATCATCACCGACGAGCAAGTCAAACAAGCCCAAGCGGCAGCGGCCAGCGGAGACAAGCATCTGGCCGGCAAAGTCTTGGGAGACATCTGGAAGCAGGTCGCGGAAAAATCCGCTGGACTGGGGTTAGAACGGCTCGACTCCGACGCTTTCGGCAAAAAAGTCGGATGGCTGACAGGCGAACAACATTCCGACAAGACAATCCGCAACTTCCTCGCCAAATACAAGCGGGAACTCGCCGTCGAACCCATGCAGCAGGCAACCATGAACCTGTTCGCCATCGACTCCACCACCGAAGTGGTGCGCGAATCGGTAGGCGAAACCTGCTCATGGTGTCTCGAACGATGCGGCATCTGGCATCCCTACGACGCCAACCATTACGAAGTCTGGGTAAGACACGCAGGATGCGACTGCAAAATCTACGTAAGGAACAGCCTCACATGACCCCGACCATCAACAACACCGACCCGCAACACGCCGAAAGCCCGACACGACGAACCGAAGCGAAAGCCGAAATGGTACGCTGGTATCGCCAACAACGACGCCAAATGGCCGAACAGTTAAGGAGAATCTATGGCAGGAAAGACTGAAGAAGCCCTATCAAGCCGCATGGAACAAGTCAACAGACTCATAGACAAAGCCTATGCGGACATGGAGGAATACGCGCGAAGAGCCGAAACGGATGACGATGACCGCGAATACAACATGAGCATGGCCGTCAACGCGCAAAGAAGCTACGTCAGCTTCATGAACCTGCTCATGACCATGACCAAAAACTTCGACGAAGCGGTCAAAGTGGACTCGCACAAAAGCAAGGCCACCGCCGCCAAAACCCCCAAAACCACCCTCCAGAAACTCGTAGCGAAAGAAGCGAAACGCTCATGACACTCACCACCGTAGACGAACAGACCATATCCTTCCCATGGATTGAACTCGTCAAAAACGCATACGCCATGCGCGTGCGCGTCACCAACTTCAGCGCTGTCGGCAACCGCAGCTTCACCCGCATCCTCAGCAAAGCGGTCGGCGGCGTCAACTCCTACTTCCTCATGCAGGACGGCGACCCTCTCAGCGCCGACTACCTCCCCACGGAAGACCTCCACTTGGACAAGGTGGCCGCGGTAGGCTTGGACGGACGCTGCTACGACGAAAACGCCGAGGAAATCGACGAAAACCTCCGATGCCTCACCCTCAGCCACGCGCCAGTCACCGACCAAGCCGTGCTCTTGGCGCAGCGCGCCATGGTCATCGAAGGACTCATCTCCCAAAACCTCGAACACCTCATGCTGCCCGAACCAGTCGTGGTCGGCACATCCCCCGACGTGGTAATCAAAACGGACCCGAACAAGAATCCAGCCAACTGGACGAAATTCGACGCCAACGACGACCATGACACCATCGTCAGGCCGGAAGTCAAACGACTCAGCCAATGGGACAACGGACAGCTCAAAACGCTCCTGCAAAACACGGTGTTGAGCTTCCAGATGGAAACCGGACTCCCGCCGCAGGACGCGCAGATACTCGACACGCTGGGCGCGACAACCCAATCGCTCGTATCCAACCGTGAAAGCTTCGTCAGCCGAATCTACGTCATCAAACAGGATTTGAACGCCATCTTCGAACCGATGGGCATCACCCTCGACTATGAGCTCACGTTCCCGCAGACCGCGCAGGACATCGCATCCATCGGCGACGCCTACGGCAAGGGCGCGGACGCCGAAATCCTCAAGAAATACCAGGTGGTGTGACATGCTGGTGAAGAATCCAAACTGGAGGGCGAACGTCCGCCCCACATCCGACGTGGCAATCATGGCCGCGGAATACGTCAACTGGGGTCGAGGCAACGCAATCCTCCCGTTTCAGGTTGAATTCCTCAACAACGCCTTCCAACGCAAGAAGGACGGCACTTGGAAATACAAGCGCGTCGCATTGAACATGCCACGTCAGAACGGCAAGACCAAAATCCTCACAGCCCCAATCCTCTACTACTTGTACGTACTAGGACTTAACGTACTAGTAACCGCGCATGAGCAGATTGCCGCCAACAAAATCATGGAGGATTTGAAAGACGCCATCGACTCGAATCCCGAACTGAAAGCCGAAGTCACGCACTTCAGCACCACCATGGGACGCGAGCGCCTACAGTTGAGGAATGGCGCGTTCGTCCGATTCCGCTCCCGCAAGAGCGCTTCCGCGGGCATGGGCGGCACGTTCGACCTTGTAATCTTCGACGAAGCTCAGGAACTCCGCTCCGAATACGAGGCGATGATTACCAAAACGTTGAAGACACGCCGCATGGCGATGATAATCTACACCGGCACCCCGTTCCTCCCCTCGTCCATCGGCGACACGTTCAACGTGTTCCTCGACAATGCGGAAGACGATGACATGGCGTACGCGGTGCGCTACGGCATCGATGACGAGACGGCTGACATCGAAGACGAACAGTTGTGGGCGCTCACCAACCCGCTCTACCCTGACGTGATACCGCGCGAAGCGTTCCTGACCGACGTGGCGATAGCCAAGCAGGGCGGTGCGGACGGCCTCATCGACTTCCGCATCCAAGACTTGGGCCTGTGGTGGGCGGACAGCATTCCGCCCGCAATCCCCATCGACCTGTGGGACAGCGCCTACTCCGACCTCCAACATGACCGTGACACGCTCGTCTACGCGCTCACATTCGACCCGACAACCAGCACGCTCGCCCTATCCGTCGCCGCAAGCACCGAAGAGGTGACGGTCGGCTCTCAGCATTACGACAAGTGGGCGTATGTCATCGGCGAAATCGTGGACGAACGTCCAACCACCGAATCATGGCAGTGGGTGGTTGACGAGTTGAAAACCCGCCCACGCAAGACCACGCTCATCTTGGATGCAGGCGGCTTGAACAATCCGATAAGGGACATGCTGCCCCGCGGCCTGAACGTCATCCAACTGACCGGCAGCGAATTCCTCGCATCCCAGCAGGGATTCCTCGACCTGTTGAACGAGGGACGGTTCAAGCATACGAACAATCCGCAGCTGACCGCCGAAGTGCAGAACGCGCAGAAGCTCAAATCCGGTTCGGATGACCAGTGGAAGTTCGCGCCGATACGCAAGACCGAAACCACTGCGGGCCTGAAGGGAGTGTCCATCGCCGCATGGTATCGCGGCGTCAACCGTCCGAAGGAACGCAAGGTCAGGGAGGTGATAGCGTAATGGGCAAGGACACCGGACTATACCACCGCAACCGCACCATCCTCCGCGAGCGCACCAAACGGACGGGAGCGCCCTGCTACTATTGCGGCGCACCCTTCTATTGGGGCCGCAACACCGCGCACCCGTTGTCGTTCACGGCAGACCATGTGATACCGCGTGCCGCCGGCGGCAGCGACCGCATGGACAATCTCGTGCCCGCCCACATGCAATGCAACAGGGCGAAATCGGACCACATAGCAAGTCCGGCGACACGCCGAACACGCACCGCCACGAGAAGATGGTAGAATGGAAACCGCTATGCAGCAATGTGTAGTTCCTCTCTTGTGATTCTGGTTGCATACACCCCATTTGACGAAAGTCAAGTGGGGTGTTATGCTATGTCTTGGAAACGGTCGGTAGACAATCGGAGCTTCGTTACCATGCCAAAACCGACCGTCTCCCTTAAAACGTACTGACTTGAACCGCCCGGCACAGTCGTTAAATAATGCACGGGCATACCCACTGGGCGACCGTGGGGTAGAGGCGCACACAGCCGACAAGAATGTGGTCGAGGCAGGTCGGAGCCGCAGAGACAGAAGCCGACGCAACATCCAACCACGTCAGAAAGGCAAACAGTGTCTCTCGCAACAATCGACCTGAAGCCGGGCTTCGTAGACCGCAAGCTGATTTCCGAACAGCCCGCCGCAGGCGCGCTCGCAAAGATTTCCAACAGCACTCCAATCGACCTTATCGGCACGCAGATGCAGACCATCGACTTCGCGGGCGAAATGGGCATCTTCGGCGAAGGCGCCACCGGCGCAGCCGAAGCCGAAATGAAGAAGTCTTCCAACGACGCCACCAACGGTGTCGTGACCATCAACCCCATCACCTTCTACATCTCCTATCGCTTCCCGAAGAAGTTCCTCCAGCTGTTCGGCGTTAACGGGGCCTACAATCCGACCGACGCGACCTTCCGCGCCGGTTCTCCGCAGACCATGCTCCAAAGCATCGTCGCCCAGCCGTATCAGGCAGGAATTCTCGACCAGTACCGTAATTATGTGAACCGTGCAATCAGCCGCGCCCTCGACTTCGCCGCCATCTTCGGCGTCAACCCGGCGACCAAGGCCGCATCCGAAGTCGCCCGCACCAACGGCTACGTGCTCGATAAGGCCGGAACCGTCAGCTACACGCCGGGCACTGGTGCGGAAGCCGCCACCGCGTTCAAGCAGGCCGTCCGTAAGGTCGCCGCACAGGGCGACGCGTCCGCGCAGGGTGTTACCACCTCCGCCTACCTTTCCGCCATCGGCGACGGCCTGACCACGGGCGGAGCCCCGACCCAGTATGCGGCTGACGTTCCGCTTATCGGCAACATGGTCAACCTTGGCGGCGTTACCCTCGCAGCCTCCAACACCGTGTCCGATACCAAGGCGGCCGCCGGTTCCGACAAGCTCGCCAGCAAGACGCTCGACGCGGTTATCGGCGACTTCGCCAACCGTTTCGTGTGGGGCGCTGTCCCGCTGTCCGGCATCGAAGTGTTCGACTCCGGCAATCCGGACAACTCTTCCGAAGGCGACTTGGGCGTATTCAACAAGGTGCTGCTCCGAACCGAAGTCGCAATCGGCTGGGGCTTCATCGGCGGAACCGGCAAGTTCTACGCCATCAACCACGCCGCATCCGCAGGCAAGTGACATCATCCGCACGCATGGGCGGCGTTGATGCCGCCCATCCACTGATTGAACGCAACAACGAAAGGAATTGAGATGGGTGTAAAGCAGTCTTCCGCAAACGTGACATTCTCCAAGCCGGGTACTATTGACAACAAGTCCGGCTACATTTGGGTAGCCCCATTGGGCACCGCCGTCCCCACCGACGCCACTTCAGCACTGAGCGAGGAGTTCGTCGGCCTCGGCTACCTGAGCGAAGATGGATTGACCGAACCAGCAGCATACGAGGCGGGCGACACTATCGTTGCAGCCGGTGGCGATACGGTCGCACAGGCCGACCCGACGTTTTCCAAGACGTGGACGGGCACGTGCATCGAAGCCCTGAACGAGGATTTGATTAAGGTCGCCTACGGTTCCACCAACGTGACCGTTACTAAAGCCCCCGGCACGGACGGCACCATCGTCGTCAAGGAACGGGCTAGCGGACTCGAACATCACGTCATCGTCATCGACGAAACGCTGAAGGGCGGACGCAAGCGCCGCAACGTAATGGCGGACGCCACGTTCCTCATCACCGGCGACATCAGCCACGTGCATACGGCCCTCGTGAACTTCGAGTTCACCATCAACGCCTATCCGACCGCCGACCAGCCGGCTCAGATCCAGTACATCACCATCCCAAAAGCGTAAGCTCTCCGAATCCGACGCTGACAGTCACCGTATCCGACAGTACGGTGGCTGAAGGCGGTGCGATGTGGATTGTCGGAACTGGGGACAAGCCTCGCCATGGTCGCGCGATACCGGCGTGATAATGGTCAAGGGCGACGATGATGTCTGGACTGGTGAACTTTCTCTTCCGAAGGGCACCAAGTTCGACATCAAGATCCTGAAGTCCACGGTCTCCACGACGAGCGGCGGCAATAATACTTGGTCTGCGGTCAGGTATGCCAGCACCATGAACACGTCCACTTCGCATGATTTCGGAGAGTTTACCGACAATCTGATTCCCAACGGCAACTTTGATGAAGGACAGGTGAAATGGACGCCAGCCGAAGCAATTGAAGCCGCTGACGGTGCCAACAGTGCCCCCAATTTATTGCACCTCGGAGGCGCATCAGATATTACCTCATGTTCTTCTGATGTATTCACCATTCCACCGTGTCAGACATTTCGTCTCAGCGGGTACTTGAAGACTAATCATCCACCTGTTGAAGGTGTTGTCACAATGAAGATTGTCACACCTCAACAGCAAACACTGTTTGAATGTGACGTTGAAGGTGGAGGCAATGGCACGTTCCGTCAGTTCAGCAAGACATTCAAGAGCATGGATGTTCCAATGGAATGTCGGATTACGCTATCGAATGACAGTGTTGGCGAATGGTGGCTATTTGCGCTCTTCGACACGCTCTCGCTTGTCAGCCCGTAAGGTGATGACAGGATTCGCACCCCACGCCAAGACATACCATCTGGTTATGCCCTTGGCGTGGGGTATCCTTATATAGAAAGACAACGAAAGGAAAACCAATGGCAAAACGCAAGCCAACCATCACCATCGAAGACTTCAACGACAATTGGGGCGACGCCTACGCGAAACTCCTCCGCAACCGCAAATTCCAACAGGCCATCCACTCCGAAAAAGTCGAAGACGGCGTGGAAACCATCTGGCTCGTAGACAAGCTCATGCGCGGCGTGCTGAAGGAAAACAAGTACGAAGCGGTCATGGCAGCATTCGATGATGACGTGCTCGACGCATGGGAATACCTGTCGGGAAAATTGCCAGCGCTTTTGGATTCACAGTCGAAAGACTGACATACGCGATAAACCCAGACCAGTGGGACAGCCAAATACTGGCCGACTTCGCAAGCCAATACGGAAGTCCCAGAAACTACACCATCATAGAGAGAGCCAAACTCATCGGCACGTTCGGAGCGACGGCACGACTCTTGGACATCATCCAACAGTCAACCCTAGCCCCCTACAGCGGCAAGGGCAGGAAGCCAAAAAGCGTGCTCCCAGCCAACCGGAAGAACACCAAAACGGAGGATTATGAACTAGATTCGATGAACACCGAAGACATCAACAAGGCGTTGGGTCTTCACCGAAAGGAATAGCAGATGGCAAAGGGCAGCATCGCAACCGCATGGATACAAGTACTCCCATCGTTGGAAGGCTTGCAGTCCGCACTTGTCAAGGCAAGCAAGGGCGCGGTGCTCACCCCCACCGTCCAACCGAAAATGTCAGGGTCGGCAAGCCGCATGTTCAAAAACAGCGGCACCGGCCTGTCATCCATCTTCTCCGGCTCGTTCAACAAGAATCTCAACCTGCAAGGCGGCGTGAAGGGCGCGCTCAACGGCGTGTTCGCATCCTTCACCGCAGGCGGACAGCGTTCCGCCAACGCCTTCGGCAACAGTTTCAGCAACCTCGACATCGGCAAATACCTGAACACTGCGGCAGCCGTCGCCGGAATCGTATCGGTCGCCCATGCCGTCAAGAACGTGACTTCCAACGTCATCGAACTCGGCAACCAGTGGGGTCAGACCACCGCCATGCTGAAGAACGCGGTAGGCGACGCTGGTGATTATAAAGGCTCGCTGGAAACGTCGCTGGAATATGCGAACGAGGTCGGCGTAGCCACCGACGATTTCATCCAGTCCGCGGCACGACTGCGCACGCTCGCGCCCGAAGTCGTGACGAATTACGGTGATGCGGCGAAGTTCACGAAACTGCTCGATATGAACATGGTCAGCACCGGCGCGTCCACTCAGGAAGCGTCAGGGGCCATGCGCCAGATTACCCAAGCATTGGGCAAGGGCATCGTGAACGGCGACGAACTGAACTCCATCATGGAGAACTCGCCGCAAATCGCCCGAATGCTCGCCCAGCATCTCAACGTGTCCGTAGGCGAACTGAAACAGTTGGGCAAGGAAGGCGAAATCAGCGGCCAAGCGCTCTACGATACGGTGCTTGAAAACGCGGACGCCATCGAAAAGCAGTTCGCCGCCATGCCCATCACCGCGGACCGCGCGTGGAACAGCATCAAGAACACGATTGGCGCAAGGTCGGCTGAAGCGGCGACCGCATTGTCCGCGAACCTCGGCAAGGCATTGACCGCAATCTCCAATTCCGGGATGGCCGACACCATAGGCGAAATGCTCGCAGGATTCGTGCCACTGTCGAACGCCGCCGCCACGTTGGCCGCCACGTTCGCCAGCCAGCTCGCACCAGCAGTCAACAAGGCGTTCAACCCGCAGCAGATCGAACAGTTCCTCGCACCGTTGACGAACCTTATCAGCGCCAACTCGCAGAACGCCAACCTACTATCATCCTTAGGCGACATTCTCAACACGGTCGGCGTCGTCGGAGCCACCGTCTTCAGCCTCATGGTCGCCACGAACGACAGGCTCGCCTCCCGCATCCCGTTCATCGGAACCGCACTGGTCGGCGTGAAGAACATGCTTATCGGATTGGGCTCGTCCTTCACGAACGCTTTCGGCAACGCCATATCCGCATCCTCCATCGTCATCGACAAGCTTGCCAGCGTGGCGGACGCCATGTCGAAAAGCATCGACGAATCCATTAAACTCGAAAACGCGCTCGGCAGGTTCAACGTCGCATACTTGGACTTGCAGGATGAGGCTCTAGGCTTCGGAAAAGAAGCGGCCAAAGGCTTCGCCATGGTGCAGGACGCGGCGGAAAACCTGCGCAACGGAGTCGGACAAGTGTCAGGCAACATTTCACTGCTGCGTTCAGGACTGGACCAGATGGGCGATTCGGCGGAATCGTTGCCGCCCGCATTCCTGAAAGCCTTCGAAACGTTGAGCAAGCAGGTGGACGCGGCATCCAATCAGAAGGCTCCGAAGCTCATTCAGGCGTTCAAAGACATCCGCATGGCCGCCGACACCATCGTAGTGGACTCCAAAGCGTACAAGACACTGGACGTTGCCGCACAGGACGCCGACATCTACCGCGACAAGCTCACGCAGGTCGGACGCGAACTCAAAGACCTCACCGGCCTGAACATTCCGAACGTGTTCCTCCCATTGGTCGGCTCCGCCGTACAAGCGTCGGACCAAGCGATGATGGCGTTCGGAAACCTGAAAACGGGACTCGCGAACATGGGCCACGATTTCACGGACGCTTGGAGTTTCGTCGGCGACGATTTCAAGGCGCTCGCCAACAGCATTTCCGACTCGTTCACAACGAGGATTGAAGTGTTGAAGGCTGATGTCGAATCCGGTTTCGCCGTCATGGTGTCGAACGTGAAAGGCAAGGCGTCCGAATTCAAGACGGCGTTCGCGGAAATGATGGACACGACGGGAATCAGCGACGTCGTGTCGAAGGTTTCAGGCGCGTTCGACACCATGGTGGAAGGCGTGAAAGCTAAGGCGTCCGTGCTTGGCTCCACCCTGTACGAACCGTTGCAGGGAATGCCGGAAATCATTTCCAAGGAGTTCGGCGGCAAGAATCCGTTCGCACCATTGGCTTCCGCCGCGAAGACGGTCGGAGCGGGATTGAAGAGCACGTTCGGCGGAGCAGTCTCACGTCTTAAGGGACGTTTCGCACCGTTCGCCGCAGCTGGCAAGGCCGCGCTCAATGCGGTCGGCTCCGCCGCGTTGAAAGTGTCTTCCGGCGCGTTGAAGGGTTTCGGCGCAGCCGTGAACGGAGTCGGCGCGGCAGTCGGCAAGATTGGCGGCATCGCATCATCCTTGGGCGTGACCGGTGCACTGTTCACCGGCCTGACAGCCGGCTTCCAAACCCTGTTCAGCCTCGACCCGTCCCAGATGACCGGCAAGTTCGACGAATGGCAGAAAAGCCTCGACAATACGCTTGCCGGCATCCAGACGAAACTGCCCGCCATGGCGAGCGCGTTCGCCGCGGCACTCCCGCAGATGGTTGCGAGCATCACCGCCGCACTGCCGGGCATCGCCAACGCGCTCATGAGCGTCGGCCAGACGCTCGCACCCGCGTTGATGACGATACTGCCGCAAATCACGCAGGCGTTCTCCGACATGTTCGCACAACTGCCCGGCTTCATCGCCACCTACGGTCAGCCGATGCTGGAAGCGTTCGGCACGCTATTCGCCACGCTAGCCGGACAGATTCCGTCGCTCATGACCTCGCTTGGACAGGCGTTGATTACCGGCGTTCAGGTCGCGTTCAGCGCAATCGGCGACAATAGTGGCGCGATTGCCGGGTTCATCAGCGGATTCGGCGCGTCCTTGGCTTCAGGCATTCAGACGTTGGGCGCCACCCTTGTTGCCGCGCTCCCGTCCATCGGTCAGAGCATCGCCACCGCACTGCCGACGCTGATTCCCGCATTAGTGTCCGCGATTACCAGTGTGATAACCTCGTTGGCGGCCGCGTTGCCGGGCATCGCCGTCGCCATCATCAACCAGCTGCCGGCAATCATCGGCGGATTGGTGACCGGCATCGTCAACAGTCTGCCTACATTGATTAGCGCTTTCGTCAGCGTGGTGACTAGTATCGCCGCGAACTTCCCGAGCATTTTCATGGCCGTTGTGAATGCGATTCCCGCGATTATCGTGAACATCGCCCGACCGTTCGCCGGACTGGGCGGTAAGATTCTCGGCTTCATCCGTGGCATTCCTGGCAAAATCATGGGCCTGTTCGCGGGTGCTGGCTCGTGGCTGCTCGATTCCGGCGCCGCGTTGATGGACGGTTTCAAGCAGGGTATTCTCAACGCGGTCGAAAACGTGAAGAGCGCGGTGAAGGGCGTGTTGCAGAAGGTTCGAGACTTCTTCCCGTTCTCTCCCGCTAAGGTCGGCCCGTTCTCCGGTTCCGGCTACACGAGCGTGTCGGGCGAGCATCTTATGCGCGACTTCGGCAAGGCCATCGGCGCTCAAGGCGCGTTCGTGCGCGGTCAGGTCGATGACGTGCTGAGTTCGCTGGATTTCGACCAAATCAGTCCAGCCGATTTTGGCGTGGTGTCGAAGCCACGGCTTACCGACTATACTGGTAAGGTAGCGGCGGCACAGTCCACCGGCGGCGTCCACATCGACAATGTGGTCGCAAGCCCGTTGAGCGACGTGGAACTGGTGGCCCGCCGATTCGGATACGCTTTGAACAATGAGATGATTGGAAGTGTCAGACCTTGAGCACCATAACCGTCACCGTGGGCGACATCACCCTGCATGGCGACGCAGGATATGATTTCACGCTAACCTCCCTCAGCGGGTTCGACGATTTGCCGTCTGCCAAAACCGAGCAGGATGCTTGGCCTAGGGCTGACGGCAACGCCATGCCCGGCACCACCTATTATGACGGGCGCACCATCACCGTCGAAGGCTATTATGCCACGTCTTCGGTGGAAGACACCGATTTGATGATGCGCCGTCTCCGCGGCATGGCCGGACGTTTGGTGACGGTGACGGTGCAGAAGGGCGCTGGCGTCACATTGTCATGCGATGCGGAACTCAGGTCGATGACCGTGGACGAATACCGGTATCGTGGGAAGGCCGCGTTCCAGATTGGATTACTCGCACCATCACCCTACCTGTATGGGCCTTTGCGCTCGCAGACGGTCGGCGTGCCGACAGACGGCGAAGGCATTCTCGACCCTTTGACCGACCCGTTGACGGAAGGCGAGGTCGGCAATCCGGGACGTGTCGCCATCACCGGCTCCGGTTTCGCTCCGACGCATCTTGTCGTGAAAATCAGGGGCGGATTGTCGGAAGGCGTGCGCATCCACTGCGTCGAAACCGGCGAAGCGGTCGAATTCCACCGTCAAATCAATCCCGACGAGACGATGGCGTTCGACTTCGACAATGAGCGCGTGCTGTTCCAGAACCAGTCTGATTTGAGCATGTTCCTCACCGAGGAGAACTGGTTCCGCCCTATGGGTGATGCGACGATACAGTTCACGCCGTTGGGTGTGCAGTCGGGCGAGCCGTCAATGACGGTCGAATGGAATGAGGCGTGGCGATGAAAGTGTATCTTGCCGACCTGCTTACCGGACTCCGCATCATCCCATTGCCGCACGTTTCCGCCGAATGGGAAATGAAACTGAACGATACGGATTCACTGACGGTGAAGGTGCCGGTTTACGCAAGCTCGGATGACACGAGTTTGCAGTATGTCTCGAACGACGCGCGTATGCTTGACCTGCGCAATACCGCTGCCATCGGCAAGACTGTCATGGTGGCTGAGGATGACGGGCTTGCCGTGGGCGGCGTGCTCATGCGCCGCGAATATGATGCGGATTCGGGCATGGTCACCCTCGTCGCGTCTGGCATGTGGACGTATTTTGACCATCGTACGATTCTTCCGGCGAAGGCGAAAGGCAAGAGCCTCGTCAAACCGGATGGTTCGCCCGACCCTCAATACGACACGCACTATAGGAATGTGACTTGGAATACGGTCGCACGCAATCTCGTCGAACAGGCGATGAGCTGGCCCCACAGCAGCGTGCCCGTCGTGTTGGAGGCTCCTGAAACCGGCAAGTCCGAAGCGAACTATCAGGCTGTCGACCTCAACTATGTCGGAGAAGTGCTGTCGAACATCACGAACTATCAGAACGGCTGCGACATCGGCTTCTTCCCCATGCGTACCGCTGACGGATTGGGTTACGAATGGCATATGAAGACCGGTCATCCGCTGCTTGGAGGCGAAACCCACTATTTCAGCGCTTCGGCCATGCAGCCGGGCATCGCCTCGTTGTCCGCCACGGATGACGGCGACAAGCTCGCCTCCCTGCAATGGTTCACGTCGGGCAAGTCGGACGATAAGACGCTCGTCGCCTCCGCCTATACGGACATTCTGGAAAACGCTGGTGCGCCGATTTGGGAGAGCGTGGATTCCAGCCATTCGACGGTCAAATTGCAGAACACGCTTCAAGCGTATGCGAACGAAGCGGCGGCGGTCTACTGGCAGCCAGTGTCTTCGACCGAGGCGAAAGTGCATCGCGGATACCTGCATTCCGTGAACCAGACGCTCGCCAACTATACGGTGGGCGATTACATTCGGTTCACGACGAAAGGCGACTGGTATTATGTGGATGGCGCGCACACGCGGCGCATCACCGGCATCAAGGCCAGTGAAAGCTCGAATTGGATTACGTTCACCCTTGGTGACGTGTTCGACGGTGTGAAAGTGACGGTGGATAATGGTTGACGAGATTGTCGTGCATCAGGGAGAGTCGGCTGACGGCATCATTCCGGTGGCCGAAGACGATGATATGGTTATCGACGTGAAGAATCCGGCTCAGGCGACCAACAAGCTCGTGTCCACGTTGAACGAGTATGGTCGCCGGTTGCGAGAACTGGAAAGGCCTTCCGGCTCCCAGTTGACTCAGGCGATTCAGAAGGTGTTGGACATCAGTGTGAACATCGACCAGACTGTGGCCGCATCAATCAACAGTAACTCGTACGACCGTGCGACCATCGACCAAAAATGCAATGCGTGGAATTGGGGCGTCCTAGCGCAGGGACGCGGCGGCACGAATACGACGAACGCCTACGCGAACCTGTTTTCCGTAGGCTCGTGGCGCGCAGTGTGGGCATTGTCGGACGGCACGTTGGGAACAGCCCAGTCATCCCGCAAGGTGAAGCAGGATTTCATCAAGCCGGACATCACGTTGGAGCAGATGCGTGCCGTCGATTGGACGCTCTACCGTTACATCGACGACGTGAACCAGCGCGGCGATAGTGCGAACTTGCATTTGGGCATGGTCGCCGAGGATTTGGATGACAACGGCTTGGGGCAGTTCGTCGAGTATAATGATGATTACGAGCCGTGCGGCATCAACTATCCGATGCTCGGCGTGTGGGCCATACATGAAGCCCATCTCGCCCATGACCGTATCGACCGGCTTGAGGAACGTTTGAAAGCGTTGGAAGGAAAGATTGATAATGGCGTTGAGAAATAGTATCTTCGCAGTGTCCGGCAATGCGTCGTTCTTGGATGCGCGACGCGACATGAGCGGCCTGTTCGTCTGCGATAAGACCACGATGCTGCCGATTGCCGGCATTCTCGACCGTTCGCAGGATAATCTCGTGACCGGCAACAGTAATTCCATGAGTGTGACGGTGCATCCGTTCAACGCGGTGTTGAACCGTTATGGTGCGCTGCTTATCCAGAATGATGGCAACGTGAACGTGCCGATTGCCGCCGCGCCGTCCGCTAATTCGCGTATCGACATGGTGTATGTGAAGCAGCATGAGACGCGCCCGCCAATGTCGGACGATTCGGATTTTCCCGTGTTCGGCGTGGTGAAGGGCGTGCCAGCTGCAGCGCCTGTGGCGCCCGATGTTCCGGCTGGCGCTTTGGCTTTGGCTCAAGTGCTGCTTCCGGCTGGCGTGTCGAACACTGCCGCGTCCGGCGTGGTCATCACGCAGTTGTATATTGGCGCGGCGATGAAGGGTGATATGCTGCGGGTGCAGACTTCCTCCCAGCGTGACGCCCTGACCATGGTGCCTGAAGGTACGCTGCTGCACAATGTGGCTGATAATTGCGATTATGTCAGAAAAGACGGTAAGTGGCGTGGGTGGAACATGCCATGGAGAGATATTCATCTTGGACAAAACACCGCGCACATGTTCGCTTCAGGCGGTGTCGCGCATATCGACCTGTTGACCACCACCATCAATCTGACCGGCTGGGGGTCGGAAGTGGCTGTGGCGCAGGTAAACAACAGTGGCTTCTATCCGGCAATAGCCGAAGGCTCGTACGCAAGTACGAGAGACAGCTACTATCCAACTACGGTATCCGTTTTAACCAACGGAAACGTGAAGGTCGGATACGCCGGAGGCACTACTGGAAATCGTATCGTTTCCGGCATTTTCACCTACAATATCGGCTAGGCACTCCAATCGGACTACGCCAGCTGGAAGGAGAAATTACCGGCGACCCACTCCCCTTTCGGAAGTTACGGTTCACAGTTGGACGGATGTTGACATCATAGTTAATGAATTGCACCACCGCGTCCCTGTTTGACGTGGGGAGATTTATGTCGATGCCATTCGTCTTAAGAGAGTCAGGAAGGTTTATTACGTGCGAAGATTCCCAAGCTTTTGCGTTATTCCAATCTCCGGCACGACTGAACCAGAAGAAACCGTTCGCAATTCCGTTGTGGACGGTGCCGCGAATCTGCACGACGTTCCATCCGGCATTGTTCTTATTAGTAAGGTTGTTCTCCGTAAAGAGTCCTTCAAACCGCCACTTACCGTCTTTTCTGACATAATCGCAATTATCGGCTAGAATAGTGCCATATGAGCACTGACATCATCGTCGCCCTAGTGACCGGCTTATGCGCCATCGCGGTCGCAGCGGTCACTTGGGCGCAAAACAGACGCGGCGACCTAAGCGAAGCCTACAGGCGACTCTCGGAAGCCCAATTGAACATGCAGCAGGAAATCGACCGGCAGGACGAAAAACTGGCCGCATTCATTCACGAACGCGACGAACTCCGCCGTCAGGACGATTTGAAAACCTCCTACATTCGGGCGATGGGACATTGGCTTGGAGAACTCTGCAAAGTATTGGACCCAGAGTTTTTGAAACAGCATCCGAAGCCTCGACTGCCGGACGGTCTTCGCGATACAATAGAACCGTTGGACACTAACGAAAGGACATGATTTATGTTTGAAAAGGATTTTTGGGTTGACACGTTGGAGCGTGCAATCCGCACCGCATGTCAGGCGGCGTTGTCTGCCGGCGTGGTCGGCGGCGTCGGCCTGTTTCAGGTCGATTGGCTGAACGTGGCTGGCATCGCCTTGGTTGCGGCCATCGCCAGCGTGTTGACGTGCGTTGCGTCTTCCGGAAAGACGGATGCCATCAGTCCGGCTTCGTTCGCAACTCCATCCAAGAGTCTGGTGGCGGGCAAGCATATTGCAGGCAATGAAACGGAGGTTTCCGAATAATGAGGTTTGTTGATTTCAGCAATTGGAAGGCTGACGTTGACGTTTCCAAGATTGACGCCGATGGCGTCGTGGTCCAGTGCACTTGGGGCGCCGGCGAACTAACGACGGACAATGGTATTGTCGAATCCGTGTGGACTGGTGCGGACGAGAAGATTCAGGCCGCCGCCAAGCGTGGCCTTGCGGTCGGCTACATGCATTACATTCGCGGCGTCGGCGCAGCAGAGGAAGCATTGTTCTTCGCCGAACGCACAAAAGGCTATCTGAAGAAGTTCGTACCGTGCGTTGACTGGGAGGAGGCGGATAATGCCGCTTGGGGCGACCGCTCGTATCTCGACGAATTCCTGTACCATTACATTCGCACGACCGGCGTGAAGCCGCTCGTGTATGCGCAGCGTTCCGAAATCCCGTATATCAAGGATATTGCAGCCAAGCATGATTGTGGTATTTGGGAGGCGTGTTATGCTTCTATGGATGCGGTCGGCTGGCAGGATGCTGATTCGATTTGGTCGTATGTGGCGTATCCGATGCGCCAGTACACGTCGAACGGTCATATCGGCGGTTATGCCGGTTCGCTTGATTTGAACTATTTCGCCGGTGACAGGGCGGCATGGGATAAGTATGCTGTCGTGGGTGCTGACACTCCGGTGAATCCGGCTCCGTCTATCATCGAATTTCCGGCTCCGACCGTGGTGGCGTGCACGTATGATGTGGCTGTGGATTCGTTGAACGTGCGTACCGCACCGTCCGTGAATGCTGACGTTGCGGCCCAGTATGGTCGCGGTCAGCAGGTCGCGCTTGATGGTTGGGGTGCTTATGCTGACGGCTATCTGTGGGGTCGTTATGTGGGCGCTTCTTCGGGCGAATACCGTTATGTGGCGGTTGGCACCGAGTCCGGTGACGAATGGTATTTGACAATCCGCTGACCTCGTAATAGAATGGGGCTGTTGGTGGTTTTCCACCGGCAGCCCTCCTTTGGTTTCTCCGCTCCCAGCAAGGTTTTTCACCTCTTCCTTGCTGGGAGTCTCTTTTTTAATCATCCAATAATACGCATATCATGTCCGCCACGATTGCCGTTGCCACGTATGCGATGAAGACGCGCGTGTCCCACGCGCCGCATATAACCATGATGGTTGCTACGAATGCGAGCAGGATGATGGTGCAGACGATGAGTTTGATGGTTTCCATCAGATTTTCGCACCCTGCGCTTCCATTTTCTGTTTCATGCGCCACACCTGTTACGCCAGTCTTGTTCAATTGCCACCGCGTAACCTCCAACATTCGGTGCAGAGTCCATGATATAGGATGCTTTCTTTCGTAGTGAGCTTTTTCATGCAGTGATAGCAGCGTTGCGTGACGCCTGCTACCATTTCCCTAATAGCATTCATCCGGATACTCCAATCCTTCCTGCCTGTTCTCGTCCGTCAATGCCGAATCGATGTCCTGCTTGCAGTCTTCGCACAGCATTTCCGGATACCAGTCTTTTAACGTCATATAGCACCCGCAGTTGAGGCATTGGCGAAGCATTTTAATATCCTTCATGGCAACACCTCCACAGCCGGTTGCGGATCCTTCTGGTTCTGATAATGTCCGAACATGCCGTATGGTTTCCAAGCCGCATCGTTCAGATAGTCGAATGATACCTGTCCTATTCTCATGCCGGGTTTCAGCAGGATGGGGAAACTGTTTTCGTTCTTCAATTCGACGGTGATGGTTCCGGTGAATCCTGCGTCGATGAATCCTGCGGTCACATGGGTGCAGAGTCCGAGTCGGCCAAGGCTGCTTTTGCCGTCGAATCGTGCCATCATGTTGTCTGGGAGGCTGATTTTTTCTACGGTCGCGCCTAGGACGAACTGTCCCGGCTGGAGCATGTAGTGTCCGTCGATTCTGACCGGTTTGGCGTGGATGCCGTGCAATGTGTGGTCGCTGCCGTCCGCGTAACAGTCTTTCATGCACTTAGTGAAGGTGATGATGGTGTCTTGCAGGGTCACGTCATACGAGTTGGGGTTCAACTGTTTTTCCGTGTATGGCATGATGAGGTCTTGATGGGTTACGCACTGTTCGATGGTGATGTCGTTTAGCATTATGGTTCTCCTATTCTTCCGGCGAGTAGAGTAGGCTCAGCAGTTCGCTCTCGCATATCGGCTCTATTTCATACAGGTACATTCTACATATGCCATTGTTTGGTTGTTTTGCTTCGAATTGGAAGCGTTCCTTGAGGTTCTGCACGGTCAGTCCTGTGAGCTTGGCGAACATGTTCCACGTCCAATGCCCGTTCCCGTATCCGCCGAACAATTCTTCGGAAACGATGCGGGCGTCGCCGTAATGTTCGCCTGTGGTCTTGTCGATGAATGCTATGGCGACCATATCGTATGGTGTGGTATGAGTGCAGAGCACGTACCGGTTTTCGACGGCTTTCAACCATTCTTCTCGACTTACTTTCAAAACTGACACAGTGTGGTTAATCTGACACATTTTCATCATCCTTTGCTTCCTGCATGAACGACAATGCCATTACAAGGTAGGCGATGGCGTCCAGATACGAGTCTTCCTTGCTGTGGTCGTATTTGATGCGTTCGATTTTCAATTCGGCCATCATGATTGCCACGTCCACTTCCGCATTGTCGTAGCCGAACCATCGTCTGGCAATGTTCTGGCACATGACGCGCGGATTGCCGTATTCTTCGGCTTTCTCCCCGCTGAGCATGTTCTTCACATGGTCGAGGTTGTCGGCTATGCGCGTGTAGATGCTTGACTCGATTTTCACTTTCAGCGGCTCAGGCGGGTCGAGAAGGATGTCGCTCAGTGTTTTCGGCCCGTGATAGTCTGCCGCCTTGGTGGGAATCGCCTTGTTGACGGCTTCCATCACTTCATCCCAATTGTTTCTCTTTGATGATGTCATCGAGTGTCTTCCTTCCTTCTATCACGTCCATGACCTTGCGGTTCCATGGCGTGTCCGGCACGAGTATGCGCTGCCGTCCCTGATAGGGGCTGCCGCGTCGTACCAGTCTTCTGTTGGCCTGCTCCCAGTCGGCGTATGTCCATGGGAGGTCGAGCCATATCTGGTCTTTCATGAGACGCTGCAATCCGTCCACGCCGGTGCCCATGGACTGCGGGTTGGCGACTATGAGCCGGTATTTTCCGCGTTCCTGACCGGTCATGGCGAGGAATGTTTTCGCGTCGGTGCATGGCGTCCAAGTACGGTAGATTTCGTCTCTTACAGCCTTGAACCGCGTCCATACGAGCAGTGGCGTTGGGTCTTCGCGTCTCTTGGCTTCACTGTATACCGTTTCGAGTTTGGACACGCCGAACCAGTAGGATTCTCCACGGTCTTCGGTCTTGTAGGCGAAGCCGTCGTCGAGTTGGGCGAGTTTGACGGCTGCGGCGCTCGCGCTTGCCGCGTACACGTCTTCGGCCAGTTGGTGTGTGCTAGTCCACTGTTCCAGCGCCATGTCCTCCTGCTCGGTTTTCGGCGAGGGGAGCCATTCGACTTGCGGCAGCGGGTTGCCGCCGCGGCGAATGTCCAATACGAGCTTCTGCAACTGCTGGCACGCTTCCTCGACCATAGGCTTGGAATACTTGTATTTGACCACGAGACGTCCTTGCACGCTCATCGTGTATGGTTTGCCGTATCGCACTCTGAACGCTCCTAGAGTGCGCCAAGAATCGCCCAGCAGGGCTGTCCTGTCTTTGGCGTGCGGGTACATGACCACGGTCTGCCCGTACAAATCTTCCAAATCCTTCGGAGCGGGCGTGCCGGTCAGCATCAGCACGTCCTTGGCAAGGTCGCTGATGCCTTTCACGGTTTTGGAACGTCCGCTCCTAGGATTCTTCACCATGTGGCTTTCATCCACGACGAGGCTAAAACCGTCCGGCACTTCGCCCAGCTTGGCGGCCATATTGTAGGAGACCACGAGGAAACGGTAGTCTTCCGGCCAACCATGCTTCCGGTAGTCTTCGATGGTCAACGCCTTGCCGTGCGACCATTGGCTGATTTGCGGCAGCCATGCGGTTTTTACGACGCTTGCCGGACAGATGACGAGAATGTGTTCCGCACCGTCCAATAAGTCCATGCTGCGTTTCGTCTTGCCGGTACCGGCTTCGTCGAAGATGAAAGCCCTCATGACTCCTCCTTGTGCGCGGCCTCCCATGCGGCTATGCGCTCGCGTCCTTCCGGCGTTTCACGCCATTTGCGCCAAGTCTGATAGCATACGCCATGCTCTTCTTTGAATTTCTTCTGCCATTTGCGGCAGGCTTCTCGGCTTTCCTCACGATGCTGTTTTCGGTATCGCACCCAATATTCGAGCATTTTCTCATGGTGGGCGTTCACCCACTTCTTTTTGAGCTTCCGCTTGTGGGAGGCTTTTTCAGGCGTCATGTCCTTGTATCGGGTGACGGTCTTCTTCTTTTTGGCGGGTGGCATGGGCTTGGGTTGGCGCATTCGTTCGATGTCTTCCCAAGCCTTGGCGTCGAGAAGGCTGTACAGGTCAGTCGTTTTCTTCGTCATGATTGTTCGACCTCACGGCGTCTTCCACCATGCCGACGATGCCCTTCACCATGCCGATGAGGATGAGGATTACCGCCGTGCCTCCCATGACCGACAGGCAGATGACGAGCAGGTATAGGCAGTTCATCATGGACTCATGCATTTTTCTTCTCCTTTACGATGCTGAGACGGGTGGTTGTCGAGGTTTTCTGGAATGGTTTCAGGTCGATTTCGGGATGCTGGCCGAACAGTGTCGCATAGTCGGTTGTCGTGCGTGACGTTTCGACGAGCCGTGCGACGTGGCCGTCGCAGTGGACGCGCTCGCCGGGATGGTCGGACAGCCACATGGTGAGCCGTTCCTTGGCTCTCTCGTACCGTTCCTTCGCTTCCAACACTTCGGACATCAGCGGAAGGCCGTCTTCCGAATCGTCGCGTTCGGCTTTCTTGTAGGCGTCGTACCACCTATCCACCACATCCTGCTCCATGATGTTGCCGACGAATACGATGCCCAATGTTTTCCCGATGTGTTCGGTGATAGCGTCGGGGGATAGTCGCTCCCAGTCGGCTGGGCGTTGCGCGTAGATGATTTTCGCGAAGTCCGCCCCGACCATGCGCGCTTCGAGTTGTGCCTGCGCCGAATACTGGCGGTGCTGCATGGCCGATAGGAAAGCGTATGACGGTTTGCTTCCCGTCTTCACTTCCACCGTATACAGAGCTCCGTCGAAGTCGCGGTAGGCGGCGTCCAAAGAGACGTGCATTCTGCCGTCCGTGTAGAAGCTGTTGTCGTACCATGCGAGCTGTCCTGCCGCGAGGTCGGAGAGCGGCGTGTTCTTCGACGCCACGTCGAGTTGCAGTTGTTCGGCATACAGTTTGACCACCATCGGCTCCCATATGCTGCCGAATTGGATGGCGCTTTGTACTGCCGGAACGTTTGGCGGGGGGGAGGGTAGTTCGCCGGATGCGATGAAATGTGCGAGGCTGGATGCGCCGACCGTGTTCTTGCGTGCTTCGAGCCACTGTTCGCGCGTGTCGTACACGTGGTATTCTAGATTCTTTTCACCCATTTCGGTTCTCCTTCGGAATTGATTGTGAGTAGTTCGCACCGTCTGTTGGTCATGTCCCTCCAGTCTTTGGCGGAGAGCAGCCAGTCCACGCCTTTCAGCCCGTAGACGAGCATGATGTTGGCGTTGTGTGCGGCCAGTTGCGCGAGTTCCCTGCGCTGGTCTTCGCTTGGCCGTCCTGCGGTGCGTTTGAGTTCGATGAACCATGTGTTGCCGAACATGTCGACTGCGGTGATGTCGGGGAATCCGTTGCGGGAGCGGCCTTCGGTTTTCTGCACGTACCAGCCGCGTTTTTCCAAGCCTTTTATGAGGCGGGCTTGAATGTCGGCTTCCAATGGTTCCTGTTTTCTACTGTTCAGGCGCATCGACTGCCCTCACCCACACTTCGTACCGTTGTGCCATCGTACGGATTGTGCGTGCCTCGTATGTCCAGTCGGGTTTTGTCCAGCTGAGACGGTTTTTTCTGACGCACCATGCGGTGGTGTATGCGGTGTTGGAGGAGTTGTAGGTTTTGTATAGCGTCCATTTGCCTAGGTGTTTTCCCAACGCCTTGTTGAACCTGTTTGGCTTCCTACAGCTGGTGGGGGGGGTGTCTTGGAATTTCACTGTTCGGTCTCCTTTGGTTTGAAATATGCTGGCATGATTGCTTTCGGCAGTATCCTGCCTTCGCGTTCCAACCGTTTCGCGTGCGGGAACAGCCAGCCGCGCGACACTCCGAGTGCCTTCGCGGCTTGGCTGATGTTCAGGCAGGTGGTGAGCGCGTCAATCATGTCTTCGTCGCTGTAGTGGATTGGCGCGTTCACGGTTTTAGAACTCCGGTTCCTCTTCGGCCACGCCTTCGTCGCTCATGGTGGGCTGCGTGTAGGCTCCGAACTTGTGGGGGGAGGGGGTGTTGTTCTTTTCGATTCGCAGCAGTTGCACGCCGGTGAGGAAGTATGTGAGCTTGCCTTCCTTGGTGGAGCCGATTTTGAATGCGACGTTGGCTAGCGTTCCGTCGCCCGGCTCTTCTGCCAGTTCTACGTCGTTGGCGTTCTGGTCAACGATGGACGGCTTCCACTTGCTGGAGAGGTTGACGAGCCACTTGCCGCGCTGCGGCTGCGTGCCGTCCTTGAGGGTGATTAAATCGCCGTCCTTGTAGCGGAGGTTGTCGCCGTTGGCGCGAACGCCCAACTGTTTGGCGGACGCGACGAGCTCCTTATGCACGTCGCCGTTCTTCGGGAACGAGAGCTGCAACTGGTAGTTGGGGTCAATACCGCGCTGTTTGGCAGTGTCGGACTGGTATTTGTCTTTGATGTGGACGAATCGGATTTCGCCTACCGCTTCGATTTCGAGCATGTCTGCCATGATGTTTTTCCTTTCTGGTTACTTGAATTCTTCTGTGAGGGAGGGGGCG